CCACGGCCAGGGGTTGTTTCCTGGCCAGCCGACGACCTTGTCACGCGTTGCGTGTAGCTCCCACAGGGCTGTCGTCCGCTACTGTTCCACCAGTGTTACTGGTGCCACCTCGGATTCTGTGGAATCCGAGATGGTGCAGCTCTATTACGAGCGCCACGCCTTCTTGGCACGCACGCGCGGTTGCCGCTCCATCCCAGGGGCTGTGATCATCAAGCGCGTGTTTGTAGCGCTACTTATTGGCTGCACCTTGCTTATGAAGAAGTTCTGCCTTGGACTCGATCGGTTCGCACGCGTCGCTGTGCGGTCCCCATGCACTGCGGTGATTGACTGCTTCGTGCAACGCCACTCGCGTGATGCCATTGCGGCCGCGCGCCACGTGGTGTGGGATGAATCGATCAAGCTGGTGCCGTCCCAGCATTCGCACCCCGTCGCCCAACTCACACGGGCGCAAGCGATTCGGACGATTGATGACTACGCACAGCGCCTTTCAGCGCCAGTGTATGCCGTCAGCACTAGCACACGCGAGGACAGGGTCGGTTGGTCGGGCGATCGCCTTTACCACACCGCCAAGGATCTACAACAACCGTCGCGTGTCGACCGCCATAACACCAAAGAAGTCACTGCTTACATCGACGTCGATTACTACGTCACGAAGGATAAGATGTTCGCTCAGACTGGCGTGAAGGCGATTTACACGATTGTCCCGGATCGGGTCGCTGGCCAGGGGCCTGACTCGTACTGGTACATTGACGATCGTGGTATCTACCACGAGGAGATCTGCGGCGGGGCGCGTTACTCGCACCCCGTTTGGAACTATGGCAACGATATTGTTATGGCTGAGAACTATTTGTCATGCACCTTGTACGATTTACACCTCGTACCTGGCCCCGCCAACCGTGCGGTGGTTATCGCCTGCCCTTCATATACTGTATGGCTTCCCCCATTTCTCATGCGTCGGTGCTTCACCTATCCGACCATGCAGCGGGTCCCCGTCTCCGTCTCCTCGACGGGTGCCGTCGCCCTCACTGTCGCACGCGATCGTGAGGTGCACATCAGCATCCGGCGCAGTGAGGCAACTGGACACAGCGTCACAATTCCTCTGCCGGTTTACGCGGCAGTGCGCGACCATGTGTTAACGACGAAGGTCCCAGGGGTTGCCGGCATTAACAACGTGCTCGAGCGTTGTGGCAAGAATCTGCCTGTTGAGGATGTGTATGCGCTTGCGGCGTACCTCCAGGCACCAGCGGAGCTGACCGAACCAGTAAATTACACCCGTTCGGTCGACTCAGATAACCCGGGCAAAGCCTTTGCCACGTTGGTCGCCGAGCCAATTGTACCACCTGCCGCGGCGGCAACGATGCATGACGCAAACACTGATGCGTCGGTGCAGAAGCGCGTATTGGACGTGCGCAACACCGTGAAACCTCCCCAGGAGTATTACGGTTACGCGAGCGAATTCAACGCGTTCCTGTTCCCACCGGGAACCCCACATCTGATTCCGCATTCACGCGAGGAAGCGATCCTGAGGTTGGCAAAGACCTCGGACAAGTTCTGTGCTTACCTACGCAATGAATCGGCAATTAAATCAGACAAGCTTGAGGACGTCCAGGCGTTCCTCAAGCGTGAGGTCACCCCGGGTGCAGCGGCCAAGGGCCAACCTTCCCGCCTCATCTTCCCCGTCGAGCAAGAGACGCTGATTCGTACCATGCGTTTTATCGGCCCGATGAAGGATTATGAACTCAACAACATGCGGAATGGCGTTGGGTTCTCCTGTGTTGGATTGACACCAGCCGAGACAGGTGAGCGGGTTCAGGCGTTCGCACGCGGCGTCACATGCATTGACCAAACTGATTTCTCCAAGATGGATGGCACACATTCTGAATTCACGAACAATAATTACCTGTACGTGTATCGGTGCGCATTCGAGAAGCAACATCACAAGGACATTCGTGAGGCGTTTGCACGCAACTACAACCGCAAGGTAGCGTTGCCGCGGACGGAGCTCGGGCGGCCAAAACGCAAGAAGTTCAATTCTGAGCAGATGAACATGAGCGGAAAGGGCGACACCACCAACCAGAACCACTGGCCGAATGGCTTCGTGGACTACTGCGCGTTGCGCAATGGTGGCGTCTCCCCCGCTGAAGCTTACAAGCGGATCGGACCAAAGTTCGGCGATGACGGTCTTGGCGATGGTGCCTTTGACCGCGTTGCCGTCGCTGGGGCCCTCGGCTTCACGGTGACGTCGGACGTTGTCCCATCAAACGCACCGGTTAGCTTCCTGTCGCGCATCTTTCCTGTCCCGCGCGACTCACCCATGTCCATCGTTGAACCATTGCGCGCACTCTCAAAGATCCCTGTGAGCACTGCAACCAAGGGCAAAGCGTTTTTGACGACCGACCTCGCGAATCGCGTCGCTGGCTATCTCGCCAGCGATCGTGATACGCCACTTGTCGCCGACTACTGCAACGCCCTCACACGGATTTATGGTTTGCGGCCGGATTTGGCCAACATTGATCGGGATATGGCATACCGCATTGAAGCTGGTGCCTATCCGTACGACGCGCAGTTCGAAGGGGAATGCGTCGCCGTGATCGCACAGCGTTTGGGAGTGACCGCAACCGAAGTCTACCTTGCCATCAAGGAGCTCCGGGCTGTCAAACGCAAAGAAGACCTGGGTAAGATCCGCCTCGTTGAGGCCACCAGGCTCGCTCGTGGTCTGCTCGCTGTGGGCGAGCCGGACCACCGCGACCCCTAGTCGTGATTGTGGCAGGCAACCCGTTTGGTGGTTGGTTGGCCCCAATATATGAGATGGTTAAGAACAATAAGAAGCAACCCACTCAGCGTAAGGCTCCGCGGCCTGGCCGTGCGATTGCGACTGGCCCTAAGGGGCCGAAAGTCCCTAATCGCGTCGCACGTCCTCGCGGCGGTGGTGCCGTTCCTCGTTCGCTTGCTATTACCGTGAAGCATGGCTTGGACGCATTTCACCCCACGCATATTCCCCTCCCAACGAGCGTCGCTCCGTATCACGTCATCCGCACAACCAAGCGGTTCGTTTCAAACAATGAGGTTTTCATTTTCGGCCCAACTTACTCCGACGCCAGTGGCACTAGGCGTCAGTGGGCAAACCAAATTGGATGGACAACCGCGACAGATTCCACCGCGGTTAGCGCGGCTCTGACGTCGATGCTCGTGCCCCTTGCGAGCACATTTGGGGAACACGCCACGGAGGCCACACCCGCAGCTTTTTCAGTGCGAGTGCGGTGCACCGACTCGCTGTTTACCGCCTCGGGCACTACATACATCGGTCGCTACAAGTCAGTGATCGATGGGCCCGACTCGGCGGATGTAAGGACGTTCTCGGACTTGTTCGATTCGTCAGTTAGCTACGCCCCATACTACGCGGCTACTAATTCCCACCTCGCCACCTCGCCTAAGCAGATCAATTTGCTGCCTGGCGATGTGTCGGATCTCAATAATTTCTCCCCTATCGTCGCGAGCGGGACTGCGACCTGGTCGGCTGCCGGTGCGAACACATTCGCCGGCTTCTGCCCTGGTTACATTTGGAACCCTTCCGCCGCGAACTTGGAGATTGAGATTGCAGTTGAATGGCGCGTCCGCGTCGATCCGTACAACCCCCTGGCCGCGTCGGGTGTGCAACATGCACCGACGCCGCCCGGGGTGTGGCACGCGATCACGTCGGCCGCGCAGTCAGCAGGCCACGGCGTCGAAGACGTTGTGGCTGCAGGTGCCGGAATGGCCGTGGCGCAGCTTGGCGGATTCGAGGGCATCATGTCCGCCCTCGGTACGTTCGCCGCGGGTGCTCTGCCATCACTGGAGACACTCGCGCCACTATTGCTCCTGTAAAACCGTTTCAATGGGGAACGGGATTCAACAAACATGCCGCCTTTTGTGCGTTTCCCGCGCGCTTTCCTTGCGCTGGAGATCAGCCGTGCCGTCGAATGCGATGGTATGGATCTGGTCCTGCCGCGTGGTTACGTCGATCATGCCTCAGCCCGGAACCGGTGGACCCATTCACTGTTACCGGATTTCACTGTCGCACGATGTACCTACCGCGGCGATGGCACTGATGTGCCAGCTGTCTACTCCCTTCGCTCTGGGAGTGGCCAGTACTATGTCACTGTTGTTTTGCCGTAAGCCCACATCAC